GGTGACATGGAGTGCAGCACTGGAGCCTGTCCAATTAAATAAGGATGCTTATGATCGAAGTAGTGATATCTCCCAAGATGCTAGTCTCAGCTAGGGACAAAGCAGCAGAAATGGGAAGACTACAGAATAGCATCACCAATGGTGCAGGTAACTTAGCTGGTTTTATCGGTGAACTAATTGCTCTTAAGGTGATTGGCGGTAAGCAAGTTAACACATACGATTATGATATCATCACCTCTGATGGTCATAAGGTGGATGTGAAGACAAAGCGCACCAGCGTCAAGCCTTTACTAAGCTATGATTGTTCTATTGCAGCGCTGAATACCACACAAGACTGTGACTACTATGCCTTTGTAAGGGTCAAGAATGACTTTACAATAGGCTGGTATCTAGGTGTGTATGGTAAGGAAGCGTATATGCAGGACAGCATATTCATGGAGAAGGGAACTACAGATCCCAGCAATGGGTTTGTAGTTAAGAGTGACTGTTACAATTTGCAGATATCTAAACTAAAGGAGAAGATATGAGCGTTAACACTGGTGAGGACAAGACTGAGCGCAGTGCTCCGTTGCGTATTCAATTCGATCAGGGGCGCTATGCCTTTAGTCGAGGTCTGTTATCTAACTACTACGATCCTGACTCCACTGCTGGTAAGGAATGGCAGCGGGGTTTTGATCGAGGCTACTTCGAAAACATCTACAGCATTAAGACTACGGGAAAACATCTAGGACGTACAGCATCTGTCCGTAGCTCAGTTGGATAGAGCAACAGCCTTCTAAGCTGTGGGTCACAGGTTCAATTCCTGTCGGATAGACCAAATAAAAAAGGGAGCGTAATTGCTCCCTTTTCTTTTACCTAAAGAAGATTACTCTTCGTCGTCTACCTCATACCATTCGCCAGACTCTTCGTCATAAACCCACCATGTTCCTTCTTCATCCTCAGCAAACATTCCTTCTTCTTCTTCCTCAGCAAGATACTCAGACCAACCATCAGCCTCTTGCTCTACGATGAAGCCTTGAATAGCAGCCAGCTTCTCAAAGCTATCGCTCTCCAACACAAAAGTCTCATCCCATCCATTAGAAATTTCTAACTTATATTGCATATTACCTCCTATAAAAATAGCAATAAACTACACACACACACTTACATTACCCTCGAAGCTAGTCCACCCTTAGAGAACTTAGGAGTTAGTTCTCTGATTGCGTTAACTGTCTCTTTCTGTTTCTTTGCTGGTGCTCTAGATGACCCAAACATATTAACATCCAAAGATGACAGTTGTTTACTCAGATTATCTAGCACATCAGCCTTCTGCGTGGAGCCAGAGTTGCGTAATATATTTGACACTTTACCCAGCATCTCAGCAGTATTAATAGTCTGTGGTTTATTGAGGGCTGTAGATCCCTCTACTGGTTCTCTGTAGCTAACGCTAGCTGCTAGATTTTCTAAGAAGTTCTGATATCTCTGACCCAGCCCTGTCTTAGTGGACGTAGCTTCTGCTGTGTCCAAAGCTGAATTCATTAACGTCTTGATTCTTCCATACATTTGATTAGCTAACACTTTGCTTTGACTAGCTGTTTGGACTTGATCCATGTTCTTATACATGTCGATGATATCTTTAGATATCGTAGTCTGTCCTTCCATACGCTCTTTAATCTTAGCTTGTATAGGTTCAACAATATCTTTAGCAGGGTTCAGTCTTGGTTGATTACCAACAGCCTTAGCTGCTGGTACAAGCTTGTCTGCTTCAATAATAATATCCTCTGTTTCATGCATACCTGATCTGGGCAAGCCTATAGATCGAACAGTGTTGGGACTACCATTGATAGAACGAGCAAGGATGTTCATATCCTTTGTATCATATTGGGTAGGTTTCATATTCACACGCTGAAATACAAAGTCTGCATATGGGATTTCCGTATACAGATATTGCTCAGGTTTTCTACCACCAAAGTCTTGTGTCTCATATCCCAGATTCAAGTCTCTAGTAAAAGAAGGAGCACCAATCCGAAGCTCACTATGATACTTGTGATAGGTAAGTGGATCTTCAAAACCAGCTTCACCTATGTCTGTTGCGTGTCTAGTACCATGAAACAGTTTAACTGGGGGTTCGTCCTTATACTTGATGCGTAACTCATCCAGCTTATCCTGATACTTCTTAGCCATACCAGTAAACTCTGCAACATCTGCGGCATTCTTAGGGTTAATTTCTTTGCCTGTCTTAGCTCTGAAATCTCCCTGCACTACACCAACAACTTGCTCAGCATCAGGCAAAGCACTGATGGCTTCATTGTTTATTAGCTGATCAAAGCTTCTTTCACGAATAGTTCTAATCTTTCGTAGGATGGCGTTTCTATCTGAGACATCAGCACCTGTTCCACCTACTGGGCCATACGCCACTTCATTGAAGGGAACCTTTGACCCACCCAGTGGAGGTAGTGGCTCATTAGTGATCTGCTCATTGGTGGCAAACATGTCTTCCATGTCATTACCCTTAGTCTTCCACGATGTGGGAGTGTCAGGGTTGAAATCACCTACGTCTTCACCAGCAGCTTCAGCTTGTTTGTACGCCTTATATTCCTCTTCCCAAGGAGCCTTAGCAGCGGTTGTCTCTGCCTTATAAACAAAGGCAGGAATCTCATCAGGCTGTAGCTTCAATGCCTTGGCTGTGGAATCATGCAAAGCTTTGGCATATCCCTCTGGATCGCTGCTGGCCCAATCTGCTAGATTCTGTTTAGCAACATCATCATCCATATCAGTGCCTAGCTTCTGTGCTGTCTGGTATTCCTTAGCCACCAACACCTTCTCACCTTTGGCATATTGGTCAGGGGAGAAAGCAGCAGACTCAACAGGTGTCTCTGCCATTGAAACCTTAGGTAGTTCTGTAGGGATGGCCTCAGGCGTGGAAGGAACAGGCATTGCTGGCTCTTCAGCAGCAGCCTTAAGGGTAGACATAGGCTCAGGAGCTTTAGCCGCTTTCTTGCTGGGCATGTTGGCAGCGGAGGTATTAACAATGCCCTTCATCTGAGCTTCGATTGCTGGAGTAATGGAAGACTTTGGCTTCTCAGATAAAATGTTTTTAGCAATGGACTCAGAAATAGTTGAGGGAGACTCAGCTTTCTTGGCAAGGGTAGTAGCTATCCGCTCTCCAGCAGGTGCTACTGTTTTACCTAATAGTTTCCCTACCATACCGCCGATAGAGAAACGTAGGTCTTTCATCCCCGCTTGATAGCCAATGTAAGACTGATAGTCTTTGTTATCCTCTAGTGTTTTACCTTCATGATCTTTCGCATATCGTTCATTAATGATAGCTCTAGTTGTATCTGGAAGCTTATTCCATTGCATCTTATAGACACGATCTAAATGCTCACTTTTAAATTGAGCATCTGCAATTTTTCTAGACCTAGCTACAGCTTCTCCCACGTTGTCGTACATGGATTTTTGTTGCTCTAACAAAGGAAGCTGTGCGTATCTAGGATCTCTTAATGCTCTATCAATTACAGCGATGACACTAGGATTAGCTGCTTTAACAAAAGCTCTGTCATATACTTTATCACCTGACGATGGGCCATACAATTTATAGGGATCAATACCTAAACGTATAATCTCTTTCTCTTGTGGTGTCTTCTCTGGAATGTCCCTAACGCCAGTGAGGCCATAATAGAACTCACCTTCTTTATACACTGGCCCCTCACGTAAACGTGGAACAACTTCTGGCAGGGATTCTTTAAGAATAGGAAGTTTTCCCTGTACTCTTTTAGCAGCAGCCTCAGCTATATTTCCTGCTGATACACCAAATAACTCGTATTCGCCTTTAGATTCCAACACATTGGGATCACGCTGCACTGCACCTTCTTCTCTAAATAAATCAAGGAACTGCCATGCTGTCTTAACAACAAAAGGCTGGGTAAATCTTCCAGTAAAATCACCAAGCACTTTACCAATAGCTATCTCAGCTTTATCTGCGTCTTTTTCAGAAGAGACAGAATTAACAAGCTGGTTAAGGAATGTGGCTTGAGTACCGGCAGGTACTTTAAAACCAAGTACAGACTCTATCATGCCAGAAGTGTCGGGTTGCAGTTTTAGTTTTCTTTTAACTAAAAAGTCAGCAATGGCAAGCTGTGGTGCAAGCACATCTAACGCTCTCATATCTGTTGTAGTGCCATCAGAATTTGTAACTTCAAACCAATTACTATCTTGATGATTCAAACGATAATCATAAGCAGCGGCAAGAGAAGCCGTACCAACAATACCCTTAGCTAAATTCTCTTGTCCTTTTATAATTAAAGCATTGCCCTCTTCTTTACCAGCGTTCTTCAGCAAAGCACCTTGTAACAAGTCTGTTGCTCCAGAAGCAGCACCAAAGACACTATAGCGATATTGGAATGCTATGGCATTAGACATGAAACGAGGGAACGTAGCAAACAAGCTACCTCCGGGTATGTTGTCTAGTGCCTTAATAAGATAATTTGCTGTAGTGCTGGCCCCACCCTCTAAAGAAAACCCCTTAACAGGTTTAGGGTGGTAAGAAAATGTAGCTTTAAGAGTTGAATCTGCTGCGTCTTTTAGTACTGATGATGGTATTGCTTTGTTCTGTGCAATAACGTCATACATATCAAGACCTGCTCTACGCATGCTCTTATCCACAGCCGCTGAAAACAAAGCTTTTCTAAAGAAAGCATCTTGTGCTACATTGAATGTATTAAATAGTTGTGCAGCTTTAGATACATCTCTACCACCACTTTCTTGTGTAGCGCTAAGAATATTATTTCGTAGTGCGGGATTATGTTCAAGTAACCTGTCTGTTATTTCAGAAGATAAGTTTTGCTTATATAGATAACCATAGATACCAAAGGCATCCTTCATGGTATCAGATAAGCCCTGCTTCATTGTGTCAATGCGTTGTCCTTTAGCTGCATTGTCTAACGTTCTACCCATAGTGTAGAACACCCCCTCAATTAAAGAAGCTGCTGACCCAAAGGTAATGGCTCGACTAGTTCCTGTGATGTTACGCATTGTTGTATCCAAACCACTTACCATCCAAGCTTTGGATTCATTTTCTGCACCACGAATAGCTTGAAGAACTCTACCAAAAGAAGAGGTCACTTCATCAGGTTTGTTAAACATAGAATCAAGAAGCTTCTTAGCTTCTGGATCTATATCTCCTAGTCTCTTCATAAGCTTAGAAGCATAGGCATATCCCTGCATAATCTGCCCAGCCTCAGACACAGTAATCTTATTGGCCTGTGCAAATTGCTCAGGGGTTAAACCTTCTCTTCTAATGGCGTTTTCTAATACAACGTCATTTACTGTGTCTAGATTAGAAAACACTTCTGCAATTGCGTGGCCTGTACTTTGACTAGGTTTAAGACGGAATGTTGGATCATTCTGAATAACATGAAGTGCTACACGAACAGCCCTGTTTGACATATCAACACGAATTGTGCTGTTTGTTAGCGGAGTAGCTGGATTGATATCATCCAACACCTTACCACCTTGCATATTCATAAACTCTTCTGCAAGTTTATCCATATTTTCAGACACTGGATCTTGCAACAGTTTTTCAACTGGTGTCATTGGAGCATTGGGATTTGCTGGTGATCTTACTTTGCTGTTGATAACGTCCTGTAATGCCTCAACACCTGTCTTACCATCAGTCAGTTTCATACCAGCCTTAGCACCACCATAGCCAACAACAGAGAATAAAGCAGCAGCACCAATAGTTAATGGGCTAAGCTCTTCTGGCTCTTCACCTCTTATCTTAGATACTTCCTGTTGCTTCTTGTTTTCTACCACAGCACTGCCTACATTAATAGCAGCATCAGCGGCTGTAGCACCAAGTGCAATCTGTGTAGATTTCTTAGCTGTAAGCGCAGCAGTTTCTTTAGCACCAAGACCAGTAACTGCTTTTTTTATTGCGCCCTTACCAAAAGAACCAAAGCCAACACCAACATAGTTAGTCAAATCTGTAAATGCCGCCTTAGCAATGTCAATAACTGGCTGCATGCCCGGTTGACCACCTTCACCAGTAAAGCTCTTTACTTCATCGTAAAGTCTCTGACCTTCAGCCAATTTCTTTTGATCGGACAAGGGAGAATTCTTAAGTCTATTAAGGGCAGATAGTTGTTGGAAGATATTCCAATCTTGTCCACGCATGTTAGACATGAAGTCTTGAACAAACTGTTCTTTGCTCTCGCCTTCTTTGTATGCAAGAGGCTGACCCGGCTTACCTCTGGTAGTGGGTGTCTTCATTGCAACAGAAGCATAGTCTGTAACAATCTTAAACATCTCAGGATTTTTATAAAGCTCTTCGTAGTTTATCTTTGTATCTGGTGCAGTGGTCATGCCAGATACATCAACTTCACCTGTAGCAGAAACAGGAGAGCCACCACCAGTAGGAACAATTGGTGTATCGTCTGTAGATGGCTTAGTGGCAGGTGCAGGAGCAGCAGAGGCAGGGGCTCTAAAAGGAGTGACACCCCTACTTGCTGCTGGCTTAGCTAATGGTTGAGACAAATATGCGTCTGGATCAAACCCTGTATTAGCAGGGGTAGAAGTTGCTAAGTAAGCGTCTGGATCAAATGCCATCTTATTGCCCGTTTCTTTCCTTGATTGCTGCTGAACGTGGATCTGTTGGATTAGCATTAGCCCATGCTAAAGCATCTTTGTCTTGCTGTGATAGGGCTGGTCTAGCTCCTCTTGTTGGTAAAGGGGATGACCCCCCTCTTGCTGGTACTTGTGCTGGTGGTGGTGCTGTAGGTACATTACCAGAAGCCCCAACATATTTGTCGAGCACCGCGCCTACGTTGGTGTTCAATGGTAAACCATTAAGGTCTATCCAAGGGCTAAGTGCCTTAGACGCAGCGGCAGCCATAAAGCTATAAATTTCTTTACGCTTGGCTGCATCTGTACCAACATACTTAAATGTTCCATTACCTTGTGCATCTGTTTCTGTAATAAGATCATCTTTTAACAGATTACCATATCTAGCAGCTACAGAAAGAGCAACAGCGTTAGAAGTGTGGCTAGCTAAAGCGCTGATTGCTGGAATCTTATCCTCTGCTGGCTTGTCGGCTTTGATATGCTTAGCCTGAGCTTCTCTACGCTCTTGCGCATATAGGCTCTGCAATTCTGGCTCTACTGCCTTCTTCTCCTCTAGTGTGCCATATATAGCTTTGTTTTTAGTAATGGCAATCTTATCAGCCAGCTTTTGAGCATCTGAACGTACAGGTTCAACAAGCCTGTCATATGCTGCTTTGGCTGCTGCCATCTGTGCGGGGTCTTTTGCATTGAGATATTCATGTTTAATCCTAGCTGTTTCATTAGCAAAATTTTCTTGATCTGAATTAGTTGATTCTTTCCACTTTTTATGCACTAATAATTCTGCATTTGCTAGGGAAACTCCAGCTGTATCTCCTTTCTTTTCAGCTGCAATTCCTCTCCTCTTAGCTGCTTCAATCTGCTCATCAGTGCTAAGCGGGGGTTTCAACAAAGACATATCAAACTGCACACCCTTGGTGAAGTCTGGCTTAGTCCAAGTTTGAGCACCTTTAAGTTGTTGGATAGTAGTCCCCAAAGCTGCTGCTGTTTGTGCTGCTGTAGCGTCTCCAGCATTCTTTGATTTTCTATTGATAAGATCACGTAGGTAATTACCTGTCTCAGCAGAGTCAGGAGCGGCAGCAACAGTGGTAGCAATCTTAGGAATGGCAAATGCAGCAGCTACTTTCTCAGCGGCTGTTCCGGGGCTTGCTTCATTATCACCAATAATCTTAGCAAAGACACTCATATCCAGACTCTTTGGATCAAAGTATTTGTCTTTAACAGCAGTCATGAAAGATTCCATGACAGGCTTACTGGAGGCAATAGCAAGAAGCTGCTCGTCTGTTGCTTCTGGTTTGTATGCTCTAACAGTGTTGATATTCTCTTCAATCTCTGAGCGAAGTTTTTTGTTCTCCTTCATAGATTGTTCGTAACCAGAATACATAGTTTTAACGCCAGCAGCAGCAAGTGCTCTGGCATTCTTTGTTTCCTCTTCAATAGTATCTGTTACAGCAGTGGCAGCACCACCTAGGAAAGAGCTAAAATTAAAGTCCATTGTTTTCCTCCGTTGTAGGCTTAGCCATCAATCCACCAGAAGGAGCTAGTCCTTCGGGAGTTTCTTCTGGAATACCTGTTTTAATTTGTTCCATAGATTTAAGAAGAGCTTCTCTAGCAACACGGGGATGAATTGTAGTTTTTGCATCAAGGTCTGAAGCAAAGTTAGTTGTTTCAATTCCGTGGAATACAGCAACAGTCTTCATCATTTCCATAATGATTGGCATAACTAAGATGCCAGAGTCCAGTGTGTGCATACCTCCACCAACACCATTGAGCATAAGGGCTTCTGCTAAAGTAGCCAGAGGTACTTCAGTTTCTAGTGCATCTAGCAAATCATTAATAGCCTGAGGAGCAGAGAGCCTATCAATATACATCTGAGCTACATCACTCAGGTTTGTAAACTTGGGAGGACGTAACCAAGGACGGCCTTGATCTTCAGCAGTCCAAGAGATTCCCGGAGGAACAGACTGCAACATATCCATCGGAGTTACTTTAGGATCTGCCATTTAATACCTCATCTCTTGTGCTACGAATGCCTTCAACAAAGTCAGCAACTATCTTCAGTTCTTTTGGGTCTTCACCACCAGCATCAGCCTTAACTGGCATAGACTTAGAAGGGGCTAACAATCCCGCAGAAGATTTAGTCTTGGTAGACTTACCACTAGCTTTTCTTTTATTAAGAATAGCTTCAATCTTGTTGTAATAAACTTGTATATTTTTCATAATTTATTTTACAGGAATTCCCATCCAATCTAACACAATTGTACCGGCTAGTTTACCAATGGCAGCAGAAGCATCTGAGGCTGCTTTAATATTTGCAGCAGAGGTAGCAGCGTTACCAGTGATGGTGGCAGTGGCAATGTTAGTAGCCCTGTCTAGCATATTTTCTCCGCTCTTCCACGACAACTCAAGCTTATCTCTAAACGTCTGAGACTCTTGAGCATATACTACAGAAGCCAAGTCTGTAGCATTCTTAGAGGCTACAGCCAAAGCTGCATTAGTAGCTGCTGTGTTAGCTGTAGAAATATCAGCCATTATTTTAGCGTTGGCAACACTTACCTCACTTGCCATCTTGGCATTAAACTGATCTCTATTGTTAGCTTCTTGTGCATTGAACTTGGCAATGTCATTAGCCGTAGCAGAGTTTGCAATTGAAACCCTGTTCTTCTCACCAGCATTGAATGTAGAAGCAGTGAGTTCAAGTTGTGCAGTTATTTTATCAGCATCAAGTTTGTTGGTAGCATTAGTTGCTTTAGCCGCTTGAGCTAGCGCAGCATCAGACACAATAGAATCAACAACCCTTTGAGCAACAAACAACTTAGTTTGTTGTGTGTTGTCTAGATTCTTCAGATCCATAGCTAAGAAAGCTTTGGCATTCTCAACAGCAACCTGTTGTCTATTGTTAAGATTGGTTGTCTCCAGTGTAGCCACTTGAGCAATCTTAGCCAAAGCCACTGCATTATCAGCAGAAAGCTGAGCAATATTCATAGAGTTTGCTAGACGAGAATTCTCTATTGCAATAGTTACTTTGGCATCGAAGTTCTTGTTAGCAATCTCCGAAATTGTTGCTGCATTCTTTACCTTAGCATCGTATGCTTGATCATATGATTGACCAAGAAACTTAGCTCTTTGTTCGCCAATAAGAACAGCAACTGCTTGTTTGTTGGACAGATTCTGTTCATTCATCTTCTGATATACAGCAGCATCAGAAGTTGCAATGGGTGTAGCTGCCTCTAGAGCAGCTTGTACAATGGCCTGTCCAGCTAAACTGCTAGCACCTAAGCCTCTAGCTGCTAGGGTAGCCATAGCTGTACGCATAGACGCTGCTGCCCACGGAGGTGGGTTGCCAGCATCAAAGTTTTTCATCAGCTTATTAAGCTGACCAGTGGTGGTGGATTCATCAGTCACTGTTCCTTGTTCAGCTTGAAGCTTAGCTAGCTGTTTGTCCACCTCTGTCATATCAACAGCAGTACCAGATATTTTCTCAGCTTCTAATAACTTTCTTTCTTCTGGCGCAGTAACTTTAGCAGCAGTTCCTGTTGCTCCTTGCATTGTTGATACAGCAGTTTCAAGGGGGGTTTTTTCTGCTGCTGTTGCTTGAGCATCTTTAGATACAATTCCTTGTGCTGCTTCTAACTCTTTTAAATATTTTTTAATGTCTTCCAAAGAAGTTTCTGGTGTTATTGTGTCGGCAGTAATTGTCTTAGTAGCACCTGCTTGAGAAGCAGCAGCAGCAGCACTAGCAGTAGCAGCAGTAGTTGCGGCTTGATTAGTGACTGTTCCACCTATTCCCGTAGTTCCTGTCTGTGCTGCTGTGTAGCTAGGAGCGGTGGTCATAACAGGAGCACCAGTTGTGCTGGTAGTTACACCTAAGGATGATGTACCAGAACTACCAGAAGTACCCATCAGGGCAGCCATCCTAGCTGATGATACGCCATATTTAGCAGCAGCCCCTTCAAGAATCTGTGCATCAGTAAATCCTTGTGCTTTAGAAGCAGCAATGGCATCTCTTATTTGTTGATCAGTATAAGCAGTAGTTGTTGTTCCTGCTGCTGATTGAGCAAGCACTCTTTTCTGTGCAGCCGCCATCTCTGGAGTCGTAGGAGCAGTACCCGGATACTGTTTATAGTAAGCATCCCAATCAGTTACTCCAGTGGTAGCGCCGGTTACAGCGCCAGTGGTAGCGCCGGTTACAGCGCCAGTGGTAGCGCCGGTTACAGCGCCAGTGGTAGCGCCGGTTACAGCGCCAGTGGTAGCGCCGGTTACAGCGCCAGTGGTAGCACCGGTTACAGCGCCAGTGGTAGCGCCTCCCATCAAAGAAGTAACACGATCTGCTGCTACTCCAAAGTTAGTACCAGCACCCTGTATAATCTGTGCGTCAGTAAATCCTTGTGCTTTAGAAGTAGCAATTGCGTCTTTAATTTGTTGATCACTATATGTTGTACCACCACCACCTGTAGCAGTGTCATCAACAACACCACCAATAGCATAACGGCGTTTCTTAACCATGCCACCCTTAGCCATGCGCTCAGCAAGTTTAGCTGTGATGTTGGAATATTTGTTAGCATCGGAGGGGGTTGATGCCAGATAGTCATCAAACATATCCATTGGCCCGTTGTAGCCCATCTTACGAGCTACAATTTCTCTTTGCTGTGCTGTGAAATTTTCTTTCATTTCTTGGTTGCCTTATACAAATATTCTAAAAGTGGCTGGTTATACTTCAATACTGACAAAATGCCAACAGTCATACAGTATATTTGCCGCTCCTCCAACTCAGTGTTCATAGAATAATCTATGGCATGAAGGATTTCATGTAACACTGTATCCAATTCCATAGCAGGTTGCTGGTCTGCCTTTATTTTAATCAACAAATTCTCATAGTCACAGTAGCCAAACATGTTGGGTAGGGTCTGTTCTACTTCTATTTGATATTCCCTACCTAAAACATTTACTGACTTAGGTATCATTGTTAGTCCAATAGTTTGCATTCGGCAGTGCGGCGCTTTACCAGCCCCGGCAATACTCTGCCACCACCCTTAGTCCATAACATCAGTTGTTCTTGTGCTGCTTCCCAATCTTGCTCATTTATCTTGCGCTTAAGGGTGCTGGTTTGCAACCGGCCTATCCCCAAGTTGTAGCAGAAGTCTACGATGGCATTGCATTTACGTTCATCTGTTAACAACACCGGGCAATGGCGAAGAACTCCCGGAAGGTACGTGTGTTCCAACTCTTTCATCAATAAGGCGTAAGCCTCTGGTTCTGAGATAGGAGGGTCAGTTAAGACCACCTTCCTACCACCAGCATAATAGGTACTGCCATAGCCTATCGTTGGGACACCAGCAGGACAAAGGTATGTCTTGCTGGAAAACCCTTCGAATTGCTTACACAAATTGGCAGCAATAGTTAAGTTCATAGACCACGCTTGGACAAGGTACGATCAAGGAACCAGTAGTTCAATGTTCCACTAACCAGTGCAGCAAAGTCACCACTCATCATGAGTTTGAATACAACGTCAGGTGCAGCACCCATGTTCCACGAATTCCATGCAAACCAGATGTGAACAAAGCTCCACAGGGCCAAGATCCAGTAGGTAACCATAGGACGAACAGAAGCAGATAGGCTAGCTACCCAGCCACCTGCTGCCTTAACCATCTCTGTTTGCTGTTCTATGGCTGAATTGAAGGCGTTCATGACACCGGCATCTACTGTTGCCTCACGCACTGCACCAATCTCTGCCAGCTTCTGTTGACCACGCAGAGTCTCTAGGGAGCACTGCTGCTCAAACATTAGACGCTCGTGTATACGCTCATCTTTCTTGTCCATCCACTTAAGCACCTCTGGGGCAAGCCTAAAGATACCACCAAGCAAACTTCCTAATACACCACCGCTTAATATTTCAAACATATCAAACACCTCTAGTAAAAACCATGTGCCATATCAAAGCACCTATTGGTATTATCGCTGCAATACCACCAATGAATAAAAAGATATTCATAAACAATTCGCCAAGAGCTTCTTTATCTTTTTGCTTCTTATCAGCTATGGCCTTCTCCATGTCGGCCTTTTCTTTATGCATCCTAACTCTGTGTGCCATCATCTCTTCCCACACACTCTTGTTACCTGTCATAAAGAGCATACTCTTAAGCTCTTTCTCTGCTTCCCAAAGCTGCTTAGACTGCCAAGCTAGTTCTAGTGCTTCCTTGTTTATCTGCTCATCAGACTTACCTATGTTATGTACTCTAGCCTTATTGTTGGCTGTGTGTATAGCATCTGCGCTTTCATAGAAAGTAGAGAACTCTTTATATAAACTCTTTACATCCTTACCAAGTGCAACAGCCTTCTTGATATTCGCAACCACTGTCTGGGCTGTAGCAAACGCTATGCCTATAGAGATTGGGTCTATCACTTCTTTGTCTCATCGGGTTTCTTAACAACTATAGTCCAACGGCATATCTTCTTGTCATAGATAAATTCGTTAACTCCGTATGTATCCTTTGGCTTTATGTCTCTGCATACTAAGACTAAGTAAGTCTCTGTGTTAGGCCAAGGAACATCATACGAAGCAAACAAATGCTCCATCACTTGTCTGCTTTGTGATCTAGCTTATCTACTATTTTACTCAGCATGTCTTTGATATCTTTTAAATCACTGCGATAATCTTCACGCATGACAAATTCTCTGGGTAGCTCCTCACGAAGCTTAGCCAGATCATTCTTTAGCTCTTTCACAGCAGCCCACATCTCTCTGGCAAACCAGCCAACCAACGAGAAGAGAATAGCAATGACAGAGTTAACAACATGTTGAAGATCATCCATTACACGCCCATTTTCTTTCTAATTTCCGTAGCAGAAATTGCATGAGTGGCATCATCAAACACTTCTTGTTCAATCTTGTAGCCAACGTCTCTACCATATGTGATGTTCACAACATTAGGAACTAGCTGAATCTCATACTGTCCTTGATACAGCGGATCAAGATCACGGCAAATCAATTCTTTAACCTGCTCAGCAGCAAAGGGATTAGAACCATTCCAGCCTTGGCAGTCACGGATCTGAATAACCACTTGTCCTGTTTTGGCAATGGCTCTGTCAAACAATGCACGATGCCCCGGATGCCACGGCTGCCAGCGTCCTAACATCTGCACTGTTTCTTTCTTCCAATCAAACACAGGGCGGCGGCGCTCATCAAGGATATGATTGCCAATGAACTCAGCCCACTTTTCACAGTCTTGTTCAGTGATTCTGAAGTCATACTGCTCAGGTGGGACAAAGGCTTTATTGGTATCATCAAAGCGCCCCTTATCAATAGTGTCTACCCAGATAGTCCAATCAGCTTTGAAGTTGTTACGCATCTCCACCAACGGGGCTACGAAGTCACAAATGACATAATCACTGTTAGACTTCAGAGCAAACTCAGCCATACGCAAAGACTGACGAATACGCCCTTCTTTTGAAAAGTCCCAATCATTGTAAGTCTTCCTTACATCATCGGCATTAAACCACTGCACACTACATTTGTAGCTTGTAGGGATGTAGTCCGTTGCGCGGTAGGCTGGCATATTCTTAACTGTTGAATTGTCCTCAAGATATTTCTTAAGTGCTTTAGCTAAGTATGTCTTGCCAGAACCGGGAAGACCCATGATTAGGATTTTTTTCATAGTAGTGCGTCTAATTGATCGTGAGTTGTACAAGCCTCAATTGTAGCTTGTTTTGTCACCATCGTTTGACGAGCTAGCTCAATGGCAGACGCATCAAATGTCAGCGGGTTGCTGGCTTGCTGGTTGACCACTTGCTGGAAGGCAAACTGTGCGTTGGCCTTCATACCGTTCTTGCGGTCATCTACGGCGATGTCGTAGCTGTCCCAGATGATCTGCACAGGGTCTGTGTTGAGATCATAGCGGTGTGCTGTGTAGCCTTGGCGGTGTGCTGTGATGTTGGCACGAACCTCCACTGCATTGCGCCAGCCGTTGTTTCCGACTCCTTCAGTGGGCGGTGTATCCCACACATCTTTAACCTCACCATTTACTACCCGAACGTAATGTGTCATATAGACTCCTTGTTAAAAAAATTACTTAATACCAAAAGTTTGATTGCCGCCCTTATTGAGCGTTATCCAGCTAGTCAAAGCACCAACTTGTTTTGGCGAAGAATAACTTGTTCCATTACCTAATCCAAGTTGTCCTTGACCACCAGAACCCCAAGTCCATAATGTCCCATCAGTTTTTTGGGTTACATTGTGTCCAAATGCATTATTATTTCCTACGACTACTGACCAGTTAGTTAATGCACCAACTTGCTTAGGTGAAGAATAGTACGTTGTATTACCAAGACCAAGTTGACCAGCGCTATTCCTGCCCCAAGACCAAAAAGTACCATCTGTTTTTATTGACCCAACAAAACTTGCGCTACTTCCAATTTTTGACCAGTTAGTTAATGCACCAACCTGCTTTGGAGATGAGTAGTAAGTTGTATTTCCAAGGCCAAGTTGACCAAATTCATTTCTGCCCCATGACCAAAGAGTGCCGTCAGTTTTAATAGCTATAGATGCATAATTTGCATTTGAAATTTTAGCCCACGTTGTTAAAGAACCAACCTGCACTGGAGAACTACGATTCGTTGTATCGCCAAGCCCAAGTTCTCCATGAGTGTTATTGCCCCATGCCCACAATGTTCCATTTGTTTTAATTGCCGATGAAAAATCATATCCAGCAGAAATGTATAACCAGTTAGTTAATAAACCTACTTGTACTGGAGAAGATTTATTTCCTGTTGTGCCATCTCCAAGCTGACCAATGTTGTTAAATCCCCATGTCCATAAAGTACCATCGGTTTTCAAAGCCATAAAGTGGTAACCACCACCTGATAATTTTGACCAAGAAGTTAATGCGCCAACTTGATTTGGAGATGATCTAGCTGTGGTGTCTCCAAGACCAAGTTGCCCAGAAGCATTTGCACCCCATGTCCATAACGTGCCGTCAGATTTAACAGAAGCTGTAGAAGTATATGCGCCAGAAATTTCTAACCAATCAGTTAGTGCGCCTACTTGTTTTGGAGAATTAAAGTAGGTAGTATTTCCAGTACCCAATTGACCGGCATTGTTTTTACCCCATGCCCACAATGCACCTGCCGCAGATGGAGTAATACTGTTGCTTGCAGCACTTGCTGGGCCTGTTCCAGTTGCATTAGTGGCTGTTACTGTAAACGTATACGCCGTACCGTTGGTCAAGCCAGAGACTGTAATGGGCGATGCTGATCCTGTAGCAGTGATGCCGCCGGGGCTGGATGTGACTGTGTAGCTTGTAATGGTGGCGGGAATACCGGGGTCTGCTGGCGCAGTAAAAGTTACAGACGCACTTGCATTGCCAGCAGTAGCCGTGCCGATTGTGGGCGCACCCGGTGGGCGAGGCCAAGTCCCACCAGCTTTAGCATTGGCTTGGCTGCTGAGGTTCCAGATGCCTGAGTATTGAACGCCTGATATAAGGGAAGTAGTTGCCATAATTTATAGGCCCAAACAATAGTATCCATTACCACAAGTAACTTTAGACCAAGTTGTTAGCGATCCAATTTGTGTAGGACTTGATTTATTTTGTGAGTAAGCTGTACTTAGCCCCAATTGGCCTTGGCTATTAGATCCCCAAATCCAAGCAGTACCATCTGTTTTTACTGCACCACAAAAATAAAACCCAGCAGAAACTTTTAACCAATTTGTTAATGCACCTACTTGTACTGGACTTGAGTAACTTGTTGTATTACCGAGACCAAGCCCACCATTTGTTCCTTTGCCCCAAGTCCATAAAGTATTATTTGTTTGTACAGCAACGCTATTATAATTACCACTTGCTACTGTAAGCCAAGTAGTAAGTACGCCAACTTGCACAGGGCTAGAACGGTTAGTTATGTCGCCTAAACCTAGTTGGCCTTGATTGTTATAACCCCAAGTCCAAAAAGTGCCATCAGTTTTTATTGCAAAAGACGAGTAAAAACTACCAGCAACTTTTAACCAATTTGTTAATGCACCTACTTGCTTTGGACTTGAATAAGATGTTGTGTTACCAAGACCTAAAACTCCAAACGCTCCATTACCCCAAGACCAAAGGGTTCCATCTGTTTTAACTGCTAGTGCACCTCTTAACAAAACATTAATAGATGCCCAATTGGTCAGTGCACCAATTTGAACAGGGGAATTTCTTTGTGTAATAGTTCCATCACCAAGTTGTCCGTTAGCGTTATAACCCCAAGTCCATAGCGTTCCATCTGTTTTAATTGCCGCAGAGGAACTACCCCCCGCCGAAACTTTAGACCAAGTAGTCAGTGCGCCAACTTGCTTGGGAGAAGAATACTGTGTTGTGTTACCAAGTCCAAGTTGACCACTTGCGCCCCAACCCCAAGCCCACAAAGTTCCGTCATTTTTTGTAGCAACATTATGGTAATAGCCACAAGCAACAGTAAGCCAATCAGTTAGAGCACCAACTTGGTTTGGAGAACTAAAACTTGTTAAATTACTTAAACCAAGTTGACCATGATTATTAAAGCCCCAGCTAAACAATGTACTTTGGGTAGTCGTAGTCTGCGTAGCCAACGGGTTGTACCCCGGCTTGTTGATCCCAGCGGCATATCTGAAGCTCACGCTACGCTCCTAAGTAATGGCTTCTCACCCAACCGTGCTTTGATTTGGTCAAAGGGTGCAGACCAGTCACCGAACACTTCTTGCCTGAACAGGCGCATGGAATCATAGTAGGGGGTCTTGTCGCCGTCAAGGGCATAAAGGAAGTACGGCATGATCGGCGTGATTACCCATGTCTCAACGCCCATCGCAGCCGCAATATGGCTCACGCTGGTGCAAGACGATATCACTAGATCACAGCTTGCCGCTGCTGCTCGTGTGTCTTCCCATGTATTCAGAGGTACTTGCTTGACCCAAGGCGGTGTGGCCTCTGCGCCCTCGTCACGCTGCAAGCTGATGAACTCGTAGTCGCTGTCCTTAACAGCGTCAAACATCAACTCGTAGGGAAAGCGTTTATGGTGTTCATGTTCAAACTTGCTGTTGCCCTGCCAGCGCAGACCGATACGCTTCTTGCGGCCCTTGATGGTCACAGGCTTGGAGATGTACGGCGCACCAGACAGATCAGCAAGCTCCAGCCCCAGTGGGACTACGGCAGACATACCAGCCACCCATGAGTCGTGGTAGATGCCAAACACTGCCTCGTGCTGGATGACAGAAGAAACACCCTCAACGCCGACAAACAGGCTTGCCAGTGGGCCAGAGCAGGACA